AATTTGCATCTAAAGTTCCTTTTTCACTAGAGCAAATTCAAGCATCAGCTGGAAATCTTGCAGTTGTTTCAGGAGATGCAGATAGACTTGGTAAAATATTAGAAATAACAGGTAATGTTGCATCTGTCACAGGAATAGATTTTCAAACTGCTGGAGAACAAATACAAAGAGCATTTAGTTCGGGTATAGCTTCTGCTGATATATTCAGAGAAAAAGGTGTTAGAGATATGCTTGGCTTTAAAGCTGGTGCAACTGTAACAGCAGAAGAAACAATAAAAGCATTTGAAAGAGTATTTGGCAAAGATGGTAAATTTGGTGGTGCAACAGATGAACTTGCAAATACATTTACAGGAACTTTATCAATGCTTGGAGATAAACTTTTTAATTTTAAAAAGAATGTTGCTAATGCAGAATTTTTTAGTGCATTAAAAGGAGAATTTAAAGACTTAAATAAATTTATAGAGGAAAACGCAGATGCTTTTGAAACAATATCAGAAGTTATTGGTTCTGTATTAACAGGTGCTGTTAAATTATTTTCAATATCAATTAAAGGTATAGCAACTGCTGTTGAGGGTGTTCGTGATGCTTATGAGGGTTTGTTAAACTTACTTAATAAAATACCAGGTATTGATATTCAATTTATTAATAAACAACAAAGAGAAATATTAAGAGATTTACAAAACTATGAAGATAGTATTATGCGTATTGCTCAGGCACAAGAAGAAGTAAATGTTACTTTAGCAAATGGAACAGAGGAAGTTAAAAAACAAAAACAAGAATATCAAAATATACATCAAGCACATTTAAGCCATAAAAAACAAGTTGAGGCTTCAAATCATTTACATATTGAAATTCATGAAAAATTAAAACAACAAAACGATCAATTTAGTTTATCTGCTGAAATATTTTCTATGATGACATCAACTATAAGTTCTTTTTCAAGAGGTATTGCAGAATCAATCGTACTTGGAAAAAGTATGGCAGAAACATTTAAAATGATTGCAAGAAATTTATTAATAGAAATTATAGCAAAGACTATTGAAAGAATAGCATTATTAACAATTGAAAAATTTTTATTAGGAAAATTATTTAAACAAGAAAATGATCGACTAAACACAGAAAAACAAATTACCAGCGAAAAAAGAAAGCAAATTGCATTACAATTAGTTTTAAATGCTATTGGTGGTGGTAGTGGTGGATTTTTTGGTGGATTCTTTGCAAATGGTGGTGCAGTATCTAAAGGCCAACCAATCGTAGTAGGAGAAAACGGGCCAGAAATGTTTATCCCTAATTCAACAGGACAAATAACACAATCAGCTAGAGGTACAGGTGGTGGCGAAACAAATATTAATTTTTCAATCAATGCAACAGATGTTAGAGGTGTAAAAGAATTATTAATTGATAACAGAGCAACTATCGTTAATGTAATTAATTCTGCATTAAATGAAAAAGGTAAAGAGGCATTAGTATAATATGAGTGGACAATTTCCAACTTCTCCAGCACCTAAAGACGCTAGTATTGGTTCAATACAAAATACTATCGTAAGTGTAACAACATCTGGTAGAGTTCAAACTAGACAAATTGATGGTCAAAAATTTAGTATTACTTTGGATTACCCACCAATGAGCAGATCAAACTTTGCACCTATCAAAGCATTTATTATGAAACAACGAGCAAGATTAAATACATTTACTGTTATTCCACCTGTTGTATCAAATGCTCAAGGTGTAGCTTCAGGAACTATAAGTGTTAATGGTGCTATATCTTCTGGTGCAACTACTTGTACTATTGATGGCATGGCCACAAGCACAAATGATATTTTAAAAGCTGGAGATTATTTTAGATTCACAGGACAAGATAAAGTTTATATGGCAGTTGAAGATTTAGATTCAGATGGTTCTGGAGAGGGAACACTTACTTTTGAACCACCTTTAAGATCAGATGTAGCAGATGATGTAGCTTTGATTTATGATAATGTTGATTTTACTGTAAGACTTTCTAATGATATTCAAGAATATTCTATTGTAACTAATGACCTTTATAAGTATCAGATAGACCTAATAGAAAATTTATAATGAAAAAATACAAAATTACCCATAAGGTAACTGCTGACTTTATTGCTGAAATTATAGTAAATGAAGATCAAATAGATGCTAGTATTAATGATCTCAAAGAATATAAGAAACCTAATAGCAAATTCGACTTTACTATGTTAAAAGGTACAGAAAGTGTAACCCAAACAACTTACGAAGAACATGACGAGAACATTAACAACAGCAGTAAAGAATGAACTTGAAACAGATAGCTTACAACCTATTAGTCTTGTTTATATTAATGTAGGTTCAGGGTTTAGATTTACAGACCATTATAAAGATGTTACTTTTGATTCAAATACATATTCAGCATCATCATTATTCACAAGATTATCTAGTGTTACAGAATCATCAGAAATAGAAGTTAGCAATATAACTCTATCATTTTCAGGTGCAGATCAAACAATCATATCTTTATTTTTAAGTAATAACTATATGGAGAAAGAAGCAGAAGTTTATAAGGGCTTTTTAGATAGCAACGAACAAGTTATTGCTGACCCATTCCTTTTATTTAAAGGTAGAATTGAATCTTTTAGTATTGATGAAAGTATTAATAATTCAAATGCTAATATTGTAGTTGCATCTCATTGGTCAGACTTTAGTAAAATAGAGGGTAGAAAAACAAACACAGGATCACAAGAATTACATTTTTCAGGAGATAAAGGTTTTGAATTTGCTTCTCAAACAGTTCAAGATATTAAATGGGGTAGATCATAATGCAAGATGTTATTAATCTATTTAACAAGTTTGATCGTTACAAAGGAAAGCAACTTAATAACTATTTAGAACCATCAATTAAACTCAATCAATATAAAAAATTTTATGATAATAACGAATTAGTTGGTTTTGTTAATTGGGCTTATATCCATGATCTTGTAGAAAAAAGATTTAAACAAACAGGCAAGATAAAATCTAATGAATGGAACTCAGGTAATAATTTATGGTTAATTGAGATTGTATCTATAAAAAATACATTTAAAATGATGCGTTGGGTTTATCATTATTTTAGAAAACAATTAAAGGTAGATCATTCTATAAATTGGTTAAGAGTAGATAGTGATATTTATAGAGTAGGTCAAAAGTTTAAAAGGAGTTATCACTAATGGGTGGTATAGTAGAAGCTGTTGTAAATGTTGTAACAAGTTTTATTGGGTGGCTAATACCAACACCTGATATTCCTGACTTTGATACACCAGAAGAAGAACGAGGTGTATTAATTAACAAACAATCAAATAACGCACCTATCCCTGTAGTTTATGGAAGACGACAAGTAGGTATAACTAGAGTATTTATAGAATCATCAGGAACAGATAACGAATATTTGTATATGGCTGGTGTAGTTTGTGAGGGAGAAATAGAAGAAATAGAACAAATATTTATAGATGATAAAAGAGTTATTTTTGATGGTTTATTAGATCATGGGGTAGTAAGAGAAGTTTCAGGTGGAGATGCTAATTTTTATAAAGATGGTGAATCATATATTCAGATTCAAGCATTTAATGGAATTGACGATCAAGTTGCTTCATCAATATTAACTAATTCTACTAATTGGACATCTAACCATAGATTAAGAGGTGTCTGCTATGTAGCCTTTAGGTTTAAATGGAATCAAGATTTATTTAGTTCTATTCCACAAGTTAAAGTAACATTAAAAGGTAAAAAAGTTTATGACCCTAGAGACACAACTACTAAATGGACACCAAACTCAGCATTAGTATTATTAGACTATTTAAGAAATAGTAGATATGGAAAAGGATTACCAGATAGTGCATTTGAATCTGACTTTGCATCTTTTAAAACTTCTGCAACTGAATCAGATATTTTAATCCAACCAAGAACAACAAGCGTAACTCAATCTACTGGTTTAATTTCTGAACTTTATTCAGGATATTATAGTGATAGCCCATCTTTCTTTTTAAATAAATCGCCCACATCATCAAATACAGTTTCTTCTATTAGTGGATTAAACACAAGTCCTTATAACTCAAGAAGATATTATGGTTATTTTACAGCACCAAGTTCAGCTAGTTTTGATTTTCAAACTTCCTCAGATGATTCATCTGTTGTTTATATTGGAGATGCTAGTCAAACTGTAGATAATTTATTTAAAGAAGTAGAGAATAATAAAGATGCAAAATTAGTTGTAAATAATAGAGGTTGGCATGGAAATCAAACTCAATCAGGAAGTAAAACATTAGTAAGTGGTTCTGTATATCCTATAATTATTTATTATGGTAATGCACCATCAAACAGTAATTTAACTTTCCAATGGAGAGTTAGTGGTGGCTCATATAGTACAGATTTATCTTCTAATTTTAGTAATGGAAATGATATTACAGATGTTATTCCAAAAATTATTAAATTTGAATCTAATGCAGTTGTAGATACTAACCAAAAAGTAATTGATAATGTAAAAAAACTTTTAAATCCTATGAGGTCATTATTTACTTATAATAATGGTGTTTATAAACTTAAAATTGAGGGTACAGGCTCAGCAGTTAAAACAATAACCTCAGATCATGTAGTAGGTGGTGCAAAAGTTTTAGGAGAAAGAAAAAATAATAAATACAATCGTGTTATTGGAACTTATGTCAATCCATTTAAGAATTGGCAGAACGACACAGTTTCTTTTCCACCAGCAGACGATACTAATGTTGTAACTGAATTTAAACACGCAACAATGTTAGCAGATGATAATGATACTTTGCTTGAGGGTAATTTTGAATTTCCTAATGTAACAAATACTTATAATGCAGAAGCACTTTGTGAAGTAATTCTAAGAAGATCAAGAAATCAATTACAAATACAATTAACTTTAACATCAGAATTTTTAGAATTAGAAATAGGCGATATTGTTGCAATTACATATCCTAGTGGTGGTTTTGATGCTAAACCTTTTAGAGTGTTAGGTATTGAGATTAATGAAGATTTAACAGTAAATGTTCAGCTATTTGAACACCAAGATAATTTTTATGATTTTAATGAAAAAAATCCTATACCAACTATTGCAGATACAATCTTACCTAATATTAATTCTGTTCAAGCACCAGCTATATCAATTTCAGATGAACTATTTGAATTATTTGATGGTTCAGTTGTTTCTAAATTAATTGTAAATATTACAAGCACAGATGCTTTCGTAGATCAGTTTGAAGTAGAATACAAAGAATCAACCTCATCAAATTACAGATTAATGCGTAGAGGTACTAATACTATTGTAGAAAAATATCCTGTTAAAGAGGGAACTATCTATGATGTAAGAGTTAGAGCAATTAACTCTATAGGAATTAAATCTACTTACACAACTTCTCAGCATGAAGTGGATTCAGCATTTGAACCACCACAAGATGTTCAAAACTATTCAATAGATGTAGTTGGAGATAAATTACATCATACATTTGACCCTGTACCAGATTTAGATTTGGATTTTTACGAAATAAGATATACATCAGATACTACAGAAACTGCATACGCAAATACAGTTGTATTAGTTCCAAGAATAGGAAGACCAGCAACTTCTGTTGTAACACCTTATGTTGCTAAAGGTAAATTTTTTATAAAAGCAGTAGATAAATTTGGAATCAGATCAACCAATTATGCAAGTCAAGTCATTGCAACGCAAGTTTTTGGAGAACGAATTGAAACAGTACAAACATTAACAGAAAATCCAACTTTTACAGGAACTAAATCAAATGTAAGTGTTGTCGATAGTACATTACAATTAGACACAGCACTCTTTGATAGTATTAGTGGAGATTTTGATGATGCTTTAGGATTCTTTGATGGTGGCTCTGGTACTATAGTTTCATCAGGAACTTATGATTTTAATAATACTTTTGATTTTAATTCAATATTAAAATTTAATGTTCTTATAGATGCTTTAGTAGTTAATAATATTAATTTTATAGATAACTTTGATTCTGCACAAGGATTGTTTGACAGTAGAGAGGGTTTATTTGATGGTGGGGAAAATGCCTCTATTGATACAAATGCAATTTTACAAATATCTACTTCTCAAAATGCAGTTGATTATACATCATATCAAGACTTTAAAGCTGGAGATTATGTTGCAAGAGCAGTTAAATTCAGATTAAAATTAACTTCAAGTAACACTCAAGAAAGCCCACAAGTTACACAACTAGCACTTAAATTATCTTTACCTACTAGAATAGAAAAAGGCTCTAATGTGTCTAGTGGAACTGATACTGCTGGAAAAACTATTACTTTTGGTTCAGAATATTATCAAACTCCATCACTAACTGTCATAGGGCAAGACATGGCCACAGGGGATTTCTTCACGATAAATTCTAAATCTACAAGTGCTTTCAATGTTGAATTTTTTAACAGTTCTGGTAGTACTGTTGATAGAACTTTCGATTATCAAGCAATCGGAATTGGACAAAAACAATAATAATGATATAAGATTAATTTTATGGCACAGCACGATTATATAATTTCAAACCAAACATTCCCAAATACGAGAGCAGATATAAACTCAGTATTATCAGCGATCTCAACAAATAACTCTGGAACATCAGCACCAACTACTCAATATGCTGGTCAGTTTTGGATAGACACAACTTCATCAACTTGGACTTTATACATACATGATGGAGCAGATGATATAGCTTTTGCAACAATAGATACTTCAGCAAACACAGTTAATTTTACAGATTCAGCTTTAGATGTTGTAACAGATACAACACCACAACTTGGTGGAAACCTAGACCTAAACTCAAACGATATTACAGGCACAGGAAACATTGATAATGTAGGAACAATCACTACAGATGGATTAACTGTAGCTGGTAATGTTAGTGTCGATGGTGGCACAATCAAACTAGATGGTAATTATCCTGTTGGTACATCAAATGTTGCTTTAGGAGATGGTGCGTTAGATGATGGAAGTTTAACTGGTGGAAGTAATACTGCTATAGGTACAAATGCTTTAATAGCTAACACAACAGGTTCATCTAATGTTGCAGTAGGAAAAAATACTTTAGATGCTAATACTACAGGTGGATGTCTTACAGCACTTGGTCAAGGTGCTTTAGGTGTTAATACAACAGGAGATTTCAATGTAGCTGTTGGTCAGGCTTCTTTAGGTGCTAATACAACAGCATCTAACAACACAGCAGTTGGTAGATTAGCTTTAGGTTCTAACACAACAGGAACTAATAACACAGCAGTAGGTTTTGGCTCTTTATGTACTAACACAACAGGTGGTTTAAATACAGCATTAGGAGAATCAGCTCTACTATCTAACACAACAGCTAGTTATAATGTAGCAATAGGTAGAGAAGCTGCTAAAGCAACAACAACAGGTTGGGGAAATGTTGCAATAGGACATCAAACTTTTATCGCTAATACAACAGGTCAAAAAAATACAGCAGTTGGTATAAATGCTTTAGCAGCAAACACAACAGCACATGAAAATACTGCAGTAGGTAGAAATGCCTTAACAGCTAATACAACAGGTGCAAATAATGTTGCACATGGTGCTTATGCTTTAGCTGCTAACACAACAGGTTTTTCAAATACAGCAGTAGGTACAAGTGCATTACAAAATCTTACAACAGGTGCAAACAATGTAGCTGTTGGACTTTCTGCATTTTGTTCAGGTACAACTGC